CAACTTGTTTGCGTTGCTTTTGAGCCTTGACTAATTTGCACACTCTATCTACATCTGAATAGTTGAAGTCTAAAAATCCCTCTCCGTCTAATTCGTAATAGTCTAGCACTTCTATATTAGCTTTGTCAAGTTTAGTTTTAGTAGACTTGAGTTTGCTAATGCTAAAGGATGTTAGTCGTAACACATCATCATTCCACTTATCGATGTGCATATTCCCATTATCGCAAAATATAAATGCTGAATCATCATCAAATACATTCTTATTGACCGAAAGGGAGGTTTTTAATATATTCCCCTTATCATCAAATGGCAATAAGCAACGCCATGTCTTATTTATTTCTTTCATATGTCCCCCTTTTATTTCCCAGAATGACCGAATCCATTTTCTCCTCTTTCTGTATCTTCAAGAGCCTCTACTTGCCTAAATACATCGCTTTTAAGATTTACACAAGTACTCACTACTAATTGTCCTACTTTATCCCCGTCACAAACAGTATAAGATATTTTAGAAGTATTTGTAAATATAACTCCATAATCTCCACCATAATCTTCCTCAATTGTTCCCAACCAAGCACCTACACCATACTTAAATGACAATCCACTCTTAGGTCTTATTTGGAAGTCATAAAACATCTCGTTATCTGCAAGACTTATATTCTCAGGTTGTATTTTAATCCCCGACTTAAATAATATAGTCTCATTAGGATAAATAGTTACCTCTTTAATATCCTCATGCTCGTCAAACCATATCGTATCAGTTGGTATCCCATCCACAGCTTTCTGATACCCCTTAGCCTTAATGTCTACTCCTATTGATAATGGTGTGGCTTTTACTGGTAATGTAGCTCCATGCTCTAGCACTATTTTAAACATTTATTTCCCTCCTTCATCATAACACACGTCTTTATAATTACACATTGCACAGCTAAATCCATGATTGGTATAGCGATGCTTCTTAAACTTCCTGCTATTTTCATCTCGTCAGCTATAACTTCTAACATCTCACATCTCACATATTGAATCCTTTCATTAACATTCCTCCTATTTATTATTTTAACATCAAAACAATTATACCATATATTTTAAACCTTGTCAACTACTTTATTACTATTTCTTTATATTTTTTTAATATCTTCTCAGTTTCATCAATTTGCTTAAATCCATCTGATGTTTTTATCCATCTCTTCTCGTCGGCTATCTGCAAAACCCTTATAACACTTCCACATCCAAGTGGAGATTCTTTAATGGTTTTAGCTTTTACCTTTATGTTAATGGATTTATCGCTTGATAGATTTTTTAATGTTAATATGGGATTTTTATATTTACACTCTTTAGCCACAACAGCCCAAATGTCATAGTCTACGTCATACACATCTTCCACGTACCCAAGATATTCTATTTGAAACTGTATTTTACTATTAACCGTAAAGTTTTCTTGTGGCAACTTTTCCAATATGCTACGCAGAGGAGTTTCCCAGTCGGTCAACTTGAATTGCTTTGTAGTTTCTGTGCAATAGTCTTTAATTTCGGTTATCAGCGGTAGCCTTTTAGACATATCTGGGAGTTTAGCTTTTTTAAATACCTTCTTGTCTTTTATCCCTCTATAATAATTGATGAAATTCCATAGAGTTTTATCAGAACCAAAAGCTGAAAAATAATCCAATTTAACTAATATATCAAGTTGATTTTTCTTTATAGTTGTCTTGTCTTCCAGCATTAAGATTACATCTAAAAAATCTTCAACTTTATTGTCTTGAGATGCCGTGAAAAGTTCTCCCGCTATTTTGCTGTTAAAAGTCTTAACCGATGTAATTACGCTATTTATAATGCTATTTTCTTTATCTATGGAATGTTGAGTGTTATCTTTTCCATATTTATATTTCTCCACGCTTATGCCGAATCCAATTTTCATCTCCTGTTTAATAAGAGCTATTTTATCCTTATTTTTCTTCTCGGTAAATATATCCAACATAGCCTTATAAAACTCAAATGTATGATGAGATTTCAAATAAGCCGAATACACAGCAGAGTATGCAGTGGACAAAGAATGACTCAAATTAAACAAGTAAGACGAACTACCTTCTAATATTTGCCAAACTTGGCTAGTTTTATCATTTGCATCCTCTTCTTTTAATCCACCCAACTTATTTTTAAATCCAACTATAAACTGGGTTTTAATTTTATCTACAGCCCCTTCTTTCTTTTTTGCAATGGCTTTGATAAGAGAGTATGTCAGCTCTTCTTTAAATCCAGCAAATACAAGAGTTTGCATTATCTGTTCTTGATATAAAAGCCAACTTGAAGAAAGTCCGCCACTTTGTAGGAGTTCATCAAACTCCTTTATGCCATACTCAAAATGCTCTCTGTTTAAAAATTTGTCTATCATAGATTGGAAAGCTGGTCTTATAGAAGCCGAAAACGCTGAGACCTCCTCTACTGATTTTGGCTTGTATTTCATAACCTTTAGTCTTGAATTTTCAGTTTCAACTTGATTAAGTCCAAGTGTATATCCATCTTCAAATATGTCCCAGACTTTTTTATTCCCCCTAACAACCTCTTTAAGTTCTCCAATAGTGTGAGGAGTTACGTTCGCGCTATTATATGCCCTATCCATAATATCTAATTCAACTACTGTCAGCAAGTCATTTTTTACATATCCCCAACTTTCAGCAGTTCTTCCATCTAATACTACGCATTGCAAATCTCCAACCTTCATAATTCCGCACTCTTCAGATATTTTACCGTTGTGAATAAGAAAACTACAAGGGGAAGGAGAAACGTTATCTATTATTCCTACATATTTAGATGATTCATTGTACATATCTATATACTCTTCATCTATATATTTCCCAACATTTGAACTTTCAGATAAAACAAGGGTCTCTATTTGCTTAGACACTTTGTTTGCAATCTCAAAATCTAAATCATTAGCTCTAGCATACATCTTAAAAGCATTTTTAGCTTTGAGTTTACCTAATGCCACCATATAATAACTTCCATCTTCTCCTAATAAATCTTCTTGTGCCTTAGAGAAAGGGTCGGGTGAAAGTATGTTGAAATCTATATCTGGGAAAGAGCCTGCTTTTATTCTATCAACAGAAAGAAATCTGCTTGGAAACATCTTCACCTCTTCATCTAGTCTATCTATTTCTGTAAAGTCTAATAGATAATTTAATACAAACGAAATCCCCGAACCTCTTCCAGTGTGAGTTAGCACTCCGCCCAACTTTTTTCCAGCTTTTATCATTTCGTAGTTGAATAAAAAATAATCAGCCACGCCAGTTTCAGCTATTACGTTATATTCCTTGTTCAATTCTTCTTTATATGTATTAAACTTATCTTTTGGCAAATGTTTGAATTTTTTCTTAAAACTCTTTCTCAATATCTTTTGTAATTTTATATTTTTCTCTTCTACCGATAAATCTGGATATAATGTTGGCATTTTAAAATCTTTTCCAAACACTATGTCTTCGTTATTTAGGAATATATTTGTATTGTCTATTGCTTTGCCGATATCTTCTCCACTTAACACTCCTTGCTTTTCGAATCTAGCGACAACTTCTTCTTTTGATGGATAATCCATAAACCATCCTTCCTCATCTTCGTAAAAAACGCCTTTACTTTTAATATAAGCATCCCTTTCCTTCTCTTGTTCTGGATATATAACATGGCTATCTAGCCCAGCTATAAGGGGTATCGCAGTTTCTTTGTGTATTTTCAATACTTCCGAGTTCCAAGCTTTCTGTTTTTCTGTATGATGACACTGGACTTCCAAAAATAAAGACTCTTTAAAGTGCTTGAATAGTCTTTTTACAATCAACTCGGACTCGCCCTTATACCCATTGAAGCCAACACAGGCCGTAGTCACTATTACATTGCTAGGATTCAAAGTTTCCAATAATTCAAAATCAACCCTAGCTCTATTATAAAACCCAGTCTTATTGGCTTCTGCTAATATTCCATTTATTTCCTTGAAACCTTGATGATTTTTACCTATTAACACCATATGATTGTTTGTTTTGTCCTTTTCAGACCTATCTTTAACCCAATAAACTTCGACCCCGAACCCAAATTTTAATCCGTGTTCTTTGCATAAATCATAGTATTCAGAATACCCCAACATCGTTCCGTGTTGAGTGGAAAACACCATCTTATGCCCCAATTCTTTAGCTCTTTTTATGTAATCAATGGGTCTAACAGAACTGTCTGGTGTTATAACATTTGAATAATGACAATGTTTATGGTAATTTATCACTCTAATCACCCACTCCTAATGAATTTTTGTATGTTTTATATGCACCACAACTATTTCTTACTCCACATAAAAAGTTACAGAAAAAACTTGATTGCTTATTTATTTCAACGGCTTCAAAATCACTGACACTTATATTCTCTAGTGTTTGTTTCATCCAAGAAAATAATTCTTCGACTTTTTCTTTGCTATAATCATATTCAACAATGCTATCTTCAAGCCAAAACATATTTTTTATGCTATCGGGCATTTTGTCAAGGTTTTTATCTCGCAACATATCATCAATATATAACTCGACTTCAAATTCCACAAGCCCTAACAGATATAACTCTTTTTCGACTTTGTTTCTTATAGCCTCAACCCACTTCCTTCTTTCTGTCATAGTTTTCTTTATTTTGCCATTCTTTTGTATAAAACACACATTAGCATATTTTAACATCTCCCAAGCAACATTGGAAACTTTTCTACCTGTTGTTTTCTCTAAGATATAAGCGTATAAAATCAACTGCCTTCCAGCTTCCTTTAACTTTTTCCCTGCGAACTTTGAGCTTGTTTTCCAATCCACAACAGTCAGCTCGCCTTTAGTTTGACTAGATGGTATTATTAAATCCACATATCCCACCAACCATAAATCTCCGTCAAGCCCTAGCTCGTCTTTGAAATTGTAAAGGACTTGTTTTTCAACTACGGCTTTATCATATTTTTTTTCAAAGCCTTCGACATAATGCGATATATTTGCTTTCCAGCCATTCTCTATTTGTTCCGACGGAAACCTCAAACCTTCTATTTCCACTCCCAAATAACCTTGATCTAAAACTCCAGATAAATAATCTCCATCTTTATCGTCGCACAAATGCACTTGCTCTAGTCCGTCATGTAAAACAGTTCCCAAAGCCCCATATACATTTTGCTTATTCTCAACTCTATCTACATATGATAGCTTAAATTGATGCGGGCAAGTATTGAAATTTCCTAGTCTCGAAAAAGACCATACATTGACATTGTTTTTACGCAAATCTTTAAGCTTCTCATCTACTGATTTAATTCCCATAAATCCTCCTATATACTATTTTTCCACCCATACTATCTGCGACATTAGCTCGAATGCCATATCTTTCCCATTGTCAAATATTGATTGCTTAGGCTTCAGTTTTTTATTATTATCCCAAACATATCCTATTTTTACATTTACAAAACTGTTTTCCATTTGCAACCTTTTAACTTTATTCTCAATACTAATCCTTCTATATTTTTCGATATTCTCAACGCTCAAAACTTCCAGATTACTAGAAACCTCATCTTCTGCCTGCTTTTTTAAAAACCCCTCATCATAGCATACTACTATTTCTTTTGGATTGAGAGAATACAATAGACTCTTATGTGTTTGCGAAATAGAAGACCCGCCTAACGCTACAACATTTCGAACTCCCATGTCTCTACATTGCATTACAGATTTTTCACTCTCAGCAACATATATTCTGTCTGACGCGACTAACTCTTTGTAATTTTCAACATACCCGAATAAAACTTGACTTTTGGGGTAGGAGATTATAGGTAGATATTTCAAAACATCTTCCCTTTCTCCGTTGTATCTACCCAAAATTCCAACAAGCCCGCAATCTGCATATATCGGAATGGCTATTCTATTTGAACTTTCATCATATCTCAATTTAAAATCAACTTGTGTTTGGTATGATATCCCGTCATCTTTAAACGTTTTAAATTGAGATCGAGCATATTTCTCCAACTCGCTTTCATCTAAGACTTCTAATTCAAATTCGCTTTTACGCTTTCTCGCTATTTCCTTATAAAACCCACCGAATGGAAACTGAGTAACAACTACACGCCCACTTGGCTTCAATCCAGCAAACACATATAACTGATTTAATGTTTCCATAAATCCCCAGTTATTCTTAATTTGTATTAGGGATATAATATCTCCACGCTCATCTGTTTTGTAGTTTTTGTATGCGAGGGATTCTAATTTTATTCTATTAGCAGAACCATCTTCGTGTTCATTGAACGAGAATCTTATCTCTTTTGAATACGGCTTTAAGTTCTCAAACTTATAATACTCCAGCAGTCTAATAACCTCATCCTTATTTTCCTTAAAATAATCCTTAATTATATCAGCTTTCATATCTCGCCTACCTCAAAGTTTGACTTACGTGACAATATCCAACCTCATCCCATCTGTTCCAATCTCCCTTATATTCATATAGTAAGGTTAGTCCATTGTCATCATTTCTAGTTTTTGCTAGGAAAAATACCATATATTTAACATCGGTTTTCATTTCATATGCCACCTTCATTTTGTAATTAGTAGACCCGTCGCTGTTTTTAGAATAATTATAAGGTCTAATGTCAAACTTTTCTCCATCTCTCTCATCATCAAGGACTTCTCTGAATATTATTATCTCACTTGGAACTTCACTTGCACCCTTTGCCCCGCCTAATGAGTCAACGTCAAGAAATCTGGCAGTCTTTTTAGTATGGAGAGCTAATTGCATTATAGGTATAATTCCTATATTCTCTTTACTTGCCAACTGATGTAGAGTTTTTGTTGATTCTATAATGTGTCTATAATCTTCTTCTGTTCCATTTGACTTTAGTACATCGTATATAAAATACTCATACCCTATTTTTGAAAGTTTTTTTATTATCTTTTTAACCACATTCATATCGTAGTTGTATAGTCTTGCAAACTTAACATTATTCAAGTAGTGTTTAGCGCTATAGTCTCTGGCTTTTTTAAGCATAGCCAACTCTTCATCTGTAAATTTACCTATCTTCAACTTCTTTCTTGTTAGCTTCCAACAATCAAATTTAGTTGTTAATATATGTAGAACCATTAATCTTTTAAAGTTCTCTATTCCCTGCTCGTTGGATACAAACGCAACTTTGTGTCCTCTATCCAATAAGTCTAAAAATATATTAGCTGAAGTGAAAGATGTTTTCCCGTTATTAACATAAGAAGCAACCAACATCAATTCGCCCTTCGGTACACCCAGTGTCGCATAAGAGAGCCTTGGGGAGAACGTGCTATAGCTTGCCCCTACATCTTGTCCAGATTGCATTTGAGCTATAAACTCGTCATCGACTATCATATCTTCTATGTCTATACTATCTTTCCGCTTTGAAAAAACATCGTTTAAGTGATAGTCGTAGAAGTCATATAGCTGTCCGCTTGTCATATCTTTTAACTTCAGATAATCCCTTTCAATAGAAAAACCCTTGTCTATCATATTTATAAGTATATTATTCTTAGTCAATTTGTCGTGATAAGCCTCGACGTTGTCGACCTCTGTTATAGCCAACATCTCTTTTACGGTTTGATAGCCACCTAGTTTCTCAAAAGCGTTCTTTAATGCGCCTCTTGTGTCAAGATAAGTATATATGGCTGTGTCGTCAAATGAATTGAAGTCCAACTCATACATCGCTTTACCGAGCTGATAGTAAAACTTAGAATCACTGTGATGTAAGTCTTTTTTGGTGTTTAAATCCTTGTATTCTCCATATAGGTCAGGTTCACTCCACAATCCAAATATAAAGTTAGCTTCGATAATCCTCTTCTCTTCTATTAATTTATCCCTCATTTAAAACCTCCTAAAATAATCTATACATTATATTAACATATATTCAAACATAAGTCAAGGATTTTATAAAAAATTTAATATACCGTTTGATTTCGGTGGTGTCAAATATCCAACTTCGTCAATATAATCAACCTTAAATCCATCTTTTCTATATTTTAATTTATGTTGAAAAACATTCCTACTAATCATGCTCCCTATATATAAGTTGTTTTCAACCTGCACCATCATATAATTCATCTTATGGCTTGGAGAGTTAAACGCAGTCATAGTATAGGGAGACTTTGCAACATATTCAACGGAATACAACACACCATTGTATCCCACTTGCTCTGACCATTTTTTTACTCTGGTTTTTATATGAATCGGTAGCGATAAATACTTATCAACTCCTAATAATTTTCTAAATTCACTATAACATTCGCTTCTGTATTTTTCAAGCATATCTGCGTTTTCAATTTTCCTACTCCAGTCATTAAAGTGTTTCATATCTGTAAAATACTTTGCAACCTTTTTACCTTTTTCCAAATATCTATATGCTGTAGACTTTTCAACTTTAAGTCCTGTTACTTGACATTTTACTTTGACTCCCATACTGACCTCCATATATAATCATAGCCGAGCTTTTTACACTCGGCTAATTTACTTAAAATATCAATGTTAGTTGTTTCAAAGTTTCCGCCGATAAATTTTCTGGAATCTTAAAACTAGACACTCCAAGTTCTTGCATTTTTAATTTAAGTTCCGACTTCTTTTCAGCTGTTGCTGTTTTAAGTCTACTTTGTATCTGCTCTACCATTTCTTCATTTGTAAACCTATGAGCAAGAATTTCAGCTTGACTATCTGCTATTTCCTTATCTTGTGCAACTTTGTCTTTTTTTATATCTTTTACATCATTGTTTTTACTATATTCAGCTTTAATTGCATCCTGTATAGCTCCAATAAAGGCTTTAGAGTCAAGAGGTATTTTTGGACTAATTTCAGCAAACCTAGACTTAGATTCAACGCTATAACTATCATCTCTGAATGTAATAACTCTCGATTCAGATGAAACCTTACCAGAATACTCATCCTTCCCAGTTATTTTATTTTTCTTAACCTCTTTAACTATCTCTCTATCAATGGAAGCCACTCCTAATACATGAAGCTTTGTTTTAATTGCGTCGAAATATTTGTTTTGAACTTTATTTGTAAGAACACCATACTCTTCTCCACTTACCTCATCGGTTTTGATTCTTTGCTTAGTGTGTCCAACTATAAACATAGCCACTCCTACTTTTTTTAGTTTCCATATATTATCAAGCACAATTTCTATAGCCTTATCTCCACCTTTCCCGAATCCTCCGAATGCAGAGTTTATGCTTTTAGTTGTCTTATCTGGGAATTGTCTATTGTGTAATTTTACAACTTGTGGTTCTGCTATGTCAAACAATTCATCTATTGTATCAAACACGCAAAC